TGATCCGCCGCGAGGTATTTCGGACCTGCCAGTATCGCTGGGGCATTGGAGCGGAACACGCCGACTTCTTCCTGCAGGTCAGAGACGCAGGCTGGAAGGTCTGCCAGATCGACGGGGCAGTGATCGACCACCACCACTTCAGCCCAGCCTTGCCAGGCTATAAGCAAGCCCGCTGGAACGTTGGCGAGCCGATTGCGGCGTTCCTGCTGCACTGGGGACTGACGCGGATCGTGGTCAATGGGAAGACGGTACACAGCCTGCCGGAGGTGCCATGCGCCTGACAGTGATTATCGCCGTGCTGGACTCGCACGAGGCCGTGCGCCGGCAGATGCTGCACTTTGCGAAGTTCCTGCCGGACGATTGCGAACTATTGATTGTAGACGACGGTAGCAGTCCACCGCTCCGTCCGGTGTTCGACTCGCTGGAATGCAGCCATCAGATGAATTGGCGAATGATCGCCACGAATGACTTTCGGCCCTGGACGCAGCCTTGCGCACGCAATACCGGCGCCAGTTCAGCCCGCGGCGATATGCTGCTGTTCCTGGACGTGGATCACATTATCGGAAGGGCCATGCTCCGGGAATGCCTGTCATTTGCTGGCGATCGCATGGACTGGCCGAGAATCCCAGCCGGGCTGTCTGAATCCGGGGAACTCATGCCCGCTGACGGAGAGCAGCGCAAGCCGGCCGGAGGCTGCTTTCTGATGCGCGTCGATGTGTTTCGGAATCTGGGCGGCTTCAACGAGCGCTTCTGCGGTGAATACGGATACGACGACAGCGACCTCATGAATCGGTTCAATGCCGCTGGATTCGTCAACGTCACATCCGAGACGCCCGGCTACTACTGGTGCGGAGATGTGCCAGCCATGCACTCGCTGGATCATGCCGTATCGTCGCGTAACGCCAACCTCCTCGGGGTCCGCTGATGTCGATGTTCCTGGATTACCTGCGATCCAAGCCGATCTATTGGGAGCTGTGCGGGCTCACGGATGCGCCGAATGGAAACCTGCTGCAGAACACCGATGACGAAACGGCAGAGGCGCAGATTGAATTCATGCGTTGGGCGTTCCATCAGTGCGGCGACGTGTTCTCGATCATCGAGACCGGGACGAATAAGGGAATGTTTTCGCTTCTGGTTTCCGAGATTCTGTCCTCGCACATGATTGACACTTTCGATGTCTGGCCTGAATCAGCGAAGGCCGCCGCGTTCCTGAATGAGCACATCGGCGGGGTGAACTTCACGCTGGGTGATTCTCGCGACACGCTTTCACTCCACGAAGGGACTGCCGATTTCGCCTGGATCGACGGAGACCACGAGGGCGATGGACCGCTGCGAGATCTTCTGAACTGCTTCCGCCTGCGGGTTCCATACGTCGCCGTTGATGACACGAATGAGCCTGCCGTGGGCGCGGCGGTTCGGGAAGTAATCACCCGCGGCATGTTCGAGGAAGTCCCAAATCCATTCGCGGCGCACGACAAGCGGAAAGCTGTGCTGTTACACATCAGAGAGGCAAGGGAATGCGCATGAGCCAACAGGTCTATTTGCCGACGCCCGAGAGGATTGCCATCGAAACAGCGAAGATCCGAGCCCGCTGGCAGATCGAGCAGGACGTACAGCAGCACTGCAAGACGCGGCGGGCTACGGAACCTCGCACCGTGCGATGCCACTGCAACGTGCCGGATGCTGGGTTTCAGATGGGGGATGATTAATGGTCAGACCTCGCATCTATCTGTCTGGACCGATCAGCGACGGCGGCACGGCGCCGATCTGGGAGCAGAAGGAACACGTCAGATTTGCCACGGAGTTTGCCTTTGAACTGATCCGGCAGGGCTTCAGCGTGCTCTGCCCTCATTGGTCGCTGCTTGGCGAGGAATTGATTCACCGCAAGATCAGCCATGCCGACTGGATTGCGAATGACCTGCCGTGGATCGAGACGTGTGACGCGCTCTATCTGCTGCCGGGCGAGAGCAAAGGCGCCGACGCAGAGGTTGAGTTCGCACAGAACATCGACAAGCCGGTATTTCGGGAACAACTCGGAATGCGGTGCTATTTCACTGGCAATGGAATGCTTCCATGACTCGCGGCACAGACTTCATCAACGACCAGGAAATGAGGCGATTCGACTTGCATCACGAACAGAGCAACGGGCACGAGATCGAGCACACGGCATCATGGAAGGCCAGACTGCTTCAGGAAGCGATTGAGATCACCACCAGCACACGGAACCGCGACTATGGCGACCCGTGGGAGAACCATGACAGGACTGCGGAGATTTGGAACTGGTGGATTAAGAACCGATTCGGCATCGACCTCAAGCTAACGGACCTGGACGTGTGCATGTTCAACATCCTGCAGAAGCAGTCGCGGCTTACGAACAGCCCCGAGCATTACGATAGCTGGGTGGACATCGCAGGCTTTGCCGGGAATGCGGGAGTGTGCATGGATCACGCGAGCGGGAGGATTGATAAGCCACTGGCTGACGCGAGCGAGATCGAATAATGGGAATGAATCCCCCGCCGCCGCCAGCAACTTTATTTCGTGTCATTCCGCAATGCAATTATTGCCGCAGGGATCTATCGACGCGAGATCTTCTCAAAAGCAATTGCGCAAGCTGTGGTGCCCCGATTCGGAGATTGCAAACAAGACCGACAAGTCCGCCGCCACCACCTACCGATGATTTTTGGGAATGACTAATGCCACGCAAGGCGAAGGCTGAAAAGCGTCCGGTTCGCAAGCCGCGTCCGTCAGATAAAGCGCTTCAAGTTTCTGACGAACAGGAAGGACCGTTCACCGATCCGGCCATAGACGACGGCGATGAAGAACGCGACGAGCCGTCAACCGTAGGAACCTGAACCAAGGAGCGGGGATGGCGGCCAATAACCCACACGGGCGCGAAGTCATTCTTGAGTTGCTGCGCAAGTTCCCGAACACGCCGACTCTGACTCTGGCGAAGAAGGCGTACAAGGAGAACAAAGCGTTGTGGAGTTCTGTCGAGGCGTGTCGCGGCCATATCCGCGATTATCGCGGCAATCGCGGCAAGTATGTTCGCAGCAAAACGAAATCGCGTGAGCATTTCCGCGTCAATGGCAAGTCGGGAGAGATGCTGTTCCCGCGTCTACCAGAGTCGCTCGATGGCGCCGATGGCTGGAAGCACTATGCCGTCGATACATCAGGCCCGTGGGGCATCATGGGCGATCTGCACATCCCCTACCACAACCTCGCGGCATTGCGAGCAACGCTGAAGGAAGGCAAGCGGCGCGGCTGGAAAGGAATCCTGATTAACGGCGACCTTTTCGACATGCCGGGCGCCTTCAGCAAGTTCGACCACGACCCACGTAAGAGCAACTTCGCCCGCGACCTATACATGGGGCGTCAGTTTCTCGACACGCTGAAAGATGCGTTCCCGAAGGCACGCAAGATATTCAAGTTCGGCAATCACGACCTCCACTACTCGCGCTACCTATGGGGCAAATGTCCTGAACTCCTCGACGTTGAGGCGACCTGGCTAGAGAACCTGATTGAATGCGAAAAGTATGGCGTCGAGATTGTCAAGAATAATGCCGCCGTACTGCTGGGTAAGCTGGTCGCTGTCCACGGCCACGAGTGGGGCAATGGCGGCGCCACGAGCCCCGTGAGCCCCGCCAAGACTATCCATGACCGCCTGAAGGAATCGGCGATCTGCAATCACTGGCATAAGCCTACGGCCTACAGCGATCCGATGCCGATCAGCCAGCACATCGTTACCTGCTGGTCCGTTGGCTGCCTGTGCGGACTGCATCCCGAATATGCCAGAATCAACAAGTGGCAACACGGCGCCGCGACGGCAGAGATTTACAGGGATGGTTCCTACGAGGTTGACAATTTCAGGATCATCAACGGCGAGAAGTGGTCGTGACCCGCCCGCAGCCGATATACCGACTCACGGAAGCCGGCAAGCGGCTCTGGCGTCTCTACATGGAATTCACACTCTGCGAAGTGGACGAGGCGACGTTCATCGCAATGCTCACAGAAGAGCGGCCGATCTGGGGGAAGTGTCTGTCGTGCGGGCATGACGTAAAGCTGCTGGCGGCGACGGTGTTCTGCATCGGCTGCACGGCCGCGACTTACAGGAAGGTGGCGTGATTCGTCCACAATTGTGGACACCGAAACGCATTATTTCGGCGGTAAGTGAAATAACGAGGGAACATGGCTGTAGCTGAACGCAAAAGACTACCGCTGATTCGCCCGGTGTGCCCGGTGCATGGAATACCGATGGTGGTCTATACTGTTCGCGGTCGGATGCGCTATCACCGCTGCGTGATGAACGGTTGCAATTGCAGGACAAAGACTGGCAGGAAGCAGGATTAACCTCTCGTCTTTCGCAGAATGAGTCCGAAATGATCGGCCAGTTTCTGCGCTGTTCTCAATCGAATGTCCTTGCCATTCAGGAAGTCGGAAATACGCTGCTGCGGAACTCCGCACAGTTTCGACAGTGCCAGGGCCGAAATGCCCGAACGTCGAATCCTACTCCGCAACAGGTCCGCCATTTGTTCGCTCATTCCCGGAAACTACACGATTTCGTGTTGACAATGCAACCCCCATCGATTACACGTATTCGTGTAGCTGGCTCGCACCAAATAATGACTACAGCCGAAAGCCGATTCCCAAAGGTCGCGAGCCAGCGGGGAGCGGCTTTCGGTATTTCTGAAGGGAATGGAAAGATGGCAGTTGGAACGAAGGCCCACGCAAACGGCGTCAATCGGATCGCGAATGTGGAGTCGAAGCACGTCACGATCAAGGCACCGAACCGACAGGTCGCGCAGTTCAAGATTCGTGGCAATGCTTGGCTCGTGATGAACAAGTTCAGCGCCAAGGCCCGGCAGCAGATGGAAGACACGCAGAAGGCGGGCGGCACGGCGAAAAAGAACCGCAAGCGGGACGCAAAGGACTTCGACGCCTGTTATGAGGCGTCCAAGCATATTGCGACCGACAAGTGGCTCGGGATTCCGTGCGCATCGTTCCGTCACGCCCTGATTGACGCCTGCCGATCTCCGGCGATTGATTTCTCGATGGCCGCAGCGAAGCAGGCTTTCAATGTGCTGCCTGATGGGGAGTCGGAAGATTTCACACCGCTGGTGAAGATCACCAAGGGCAAGCCCGAGAAAATGATCTCGCCTGTTCGGAACGATAACGGCTCCTGCGATCTGCGGGCGCGTGCAAAGTTCAATTCCGGGTGGGAGGCAGTCGTGACGATTCGCTTCGATGCCGACGCCTTCACGCTTCAGGACATCGCCAATCTGCTCGCGCACGCTGGCGCGAGTTGCGGCGTTCTGGAAGGCCGTCCGTCGTCGAAGGACTCTCCGGGCATGGGGTGGGGAACATTTGATGTGATTATGTGAGGCCGGCGGCGCACGGTGTGTCGCGGCGCGGAGTCGAAAGCAGAGGAATGGATTGGAGTGGCCGGATCGGAGGCGTGAGGCGAGGATTGCAACGGAATGGAGAGGAAGGGAGCGGCAAGGCCGGAGAGGAAAGCCTTGGCGGGGATGGGATCGGCCCGTAGAGGACGGGCGAGGCCGGATAGGAAAGGAGCGGAACGTAGAGGACCGGAAAGGCTTGGCCGGAGTGGAGAGGCACGGTCGCGAGAGCATAGGACTGGTTGGATGAGGCGAGGACTGGAATGGCAGGAGAGGAAAGGCTTGCAGAGGCGAGGCCCGGAGAGCGGAGGCTGGATCGGCGGCGCTCGGTAAGCTAGGGGCTGGAAGGGATAGGATTGGATCGGAATGGCGCGGCAGGAATAACAATCCCCACATTGGAGGTGGAATATGAAATCGAGTGAAAGAATCCGCGAAGAGATCGAACTGATTCGCAGCCGCTCAGACGATGGCGCAATTAATCCGGCAGAGGTCGTCAGGTTCGCGGCCAATCCTAAGACGGCGCTTCACAAGCAATTCACGTGGGACGATACGAAGGCCGCCGCCGAATATCGGCTCTGGCAGGCCCGGAAGATCATCAGCGTTTGCGTTTACTATGAGCCTGCCGTTGAGCAGAAAATCAGGGCTTACCTTTCATTGCCAGAGGATCGCGGACCAGGTGCGGCCGGCTATCGCAAGACGACAGACATCGCCCGCAATGTAGATCATCGCGCTGCAATGCTGGCAATGGCTCTGCGCGAGTTGGAATTCTTCCAGCAGAAATATGCGGTCCTGTCAGAACTGGCGAATGTTTTCGAGGCCGCACGAGTTGTTCGCAATCGCGTCAAAGCAAAGATTCCGAGACGCAATAAAATCTCCGCAAAGGCTGTCGCGCGCAGAACCGCCAAATGACACGCTCAATACTATTCCGGTAGTATTCGTGTCTGTTGAGTAAAAAGGGGACGTGCCAAGATAAATGGCATGTCCGCCTTCCTTCCGCCGCCTGAAATCGCCGAGCCTCTATTGGAGGCTTGGGGTGACCCTGTCGATACGCGCGAATTCTTGCGCGACGACCCATCCTTCGGCATTGTCGGCGGGCGTCAGTTCGTCTACGCCACGAGCATTGACGACCGACGCGACGGCCGCTTCCGCCCGGTTTACGAGACCGAGCAGGATCTGGCCATCCTGCGGGCCGCTGCACGCAACCTTGTCATTGTGACCGGGGTTCGGACGGCCGCTCTGGATGCGCTGGCAAATTACACATTCGGCCAGGGCTTCACATTCGAGGCCATGCCTGAAGACGACACCATGCGTCAATCGCTCGTTCTGGCGAAGATGATCCAGGACGTGATTGACCGCTTCTTGGACGAGAACGACTTCTGTGGCAAATTGGACCGCGAAGTTGACCGCCGCGCCCGCGAAGACGGTGACGCCCTGATCGCGTTCGATGACGACGAGATCCGCAATGGGCGGGTACTGGTTGAGTTCGTCGAACCGGACCAGCTCACCGAGCCGCGCGACGCACGAGACCTGGAAGAATGGCTCGACTGCTGCGACATGGCTTCCTGCTGGAAGTTCGGAGTCCATACGCCCGCTAATAAGACTTGGAAGCCGCTGGGCTACCACATCGTCAGAGACGGCGTAGGACGCGACTGGGACTACTACCCGGCCAATCGCATCGAGCACGTCAAGCGTAACGTCACGGCCAACGCCAAGCGCGGCGTCAGCGACTTCCTCGAAACTCTGTCGGACCTGCAACGCGAGGCGAAGCTGTGCGGGAACATGGTACAAGGCGCATCCCTGCAAGCGGCAATCGCCTGGATTCTGCAAGGTGCCCCCGGCCAGACGCAGAGCCAGTTGCAGGGTGTCGGCGGTGCTGAACGAACCACGTTTAACCGTCCCGCGACGTTCCCGACGAATGGGACGACCACCCGCAATGCAGCGCAATACCCCGCTGGATCGATCCTGAAGGTTGGAGCAGGTCAGGAATATCTCGCCGGCCCGATGGGCGCCGAGCGTAACGCTGGCTTCGAGCTGGTCGGGCAGTATGCCCTGCGTCGAATCGGCGTCCGCTGGAACATGCCGGAATACATGATCTCCGGCGATGCGTCAAACGCAAACTTCTCGTCTACGCTGGTGGCCGGCAGCCCATTCTCGGAGGCCCGCAAGGCAGATCAGCAGTTCTACAAGCGGCACTTCCTGTCGCTGTTGTGGAAGGCGATTCGCATCCATGTTGAGTCCGGCCGATTCGTCAAGGCTGGCATCGGACGCGACCAGTTCGATGACGTGCTGAAGCTCGTCAGGATCGACTGCGAGTGCCCGACCGTCGATGTCCGCGACCCGAAGAATGCTGTCGATTCCGACAAAGTGATGGTCGATGGCGGGATTATGAGCGAACGCACATGGGCGGCGCGCAACGGACTGGACTTCGACAAAGAGCAGCGACTCGGGGCGTTGAAGGCACCGCCGCAGACGGTCGTGAGTCCGTTCGGGCATCCTGGGCTTGCGCCGCCTCCCCCGCCTGGCGCTGCCAAGCCGCCGTCAGACGCACAGCCGAACGCTGACACGACTCAATCCGCCGTCCAGAGTGCTCTGGAGTCCATCGAATCAACGGAAGAGGCACGGTCCGTACTGAAGCAACTACAGGATGTTTACCCGTGATTTCGGAAAACCTCTGGCAACCGTGGATTTACAACTGCCAGATTTTCGGGCTGCTGCTGGCAATGATCCTGATCGCCTATGCCGCTGGCTGGTTGCTCATTCGGGAGAGGAACTGATTATGCCCCTCAAGTCAGGTTCCAGCAAAGCGATAGTCAGCCAGAACATTCGCACGGAAATCAAGTCTGGCAAGACCCAGCGCCAATCCGTGGCAATCGCTCTATCAAAAGCCGGGAAGTCGAACAAGAGATGAAATGGCTGAACTTGCAAACCGCATGGAACTGGAATCCGACGTCGCCAGGCGGTTGGCGAAACTCAGCGGAAGGCATCGTAGAGAGTTGATGGAACTGCTCGGGAACCCGCCCAACCCGGCGAACATCCCGATTGGTTTCTGGAAGAAAGTTGAGACCGAGAAGAAAGCTGAAATGACCTCGATCCTTGTCCTGCTATTCATGGCGTCCGCAGAGCAGCACGCAGACCTGTTGCTGCCTGCCGACTTGCGCCCTGCCGTGCAGGAAGGTATCCAGGCCCGTGCGGCGACGTGGGGTGTTCAGCGTGGCGCCACGTTCGCCAGCCAGTACGCAGCCAACTCCGCGAAGAGCCTGGAATCGGCCGTGGCCCGCCTGCGTGGCGGAGTCCCGGATTTCGTCATTGGCACGGTGCCGATTTACAGACACCCCGGCTTGTCATTCCCCGGTCAACTGGTGACTGGCGATTTCAAATCACAACCCACGCTGAACCAGATCAGCGATGAGCTGACCAAGATTTTCGGACCCATCCGGGATTCTGGCATTGCAGCGACGGAAGTCACCGGAGCGGCTACCGCAGGCGTCCAGGGCATCCGCGACATTGCCGGCGACTTAGGCGTCAAGACGACGGTTACATGGTTCACAGAGCGCGACGGACGGGTCTGTCCGATCTGCCGCCCGCTGCATGGACAATTCATGTCGCATTGGGAAGGCACTTTGATTTCCGCCGATGCGCCACCGTGGGCGATTGATTCGATTCGCGCCAATGGTGGCCCGCCAGCGCACCCGAATTGTCGCTGTTACCTCGAAACGAAAGTGGTGAAACAGTGACAAAGCAGTATGAAATCAACTCCCTGATGGAGAGCATTTTCACATCGGCTTCTCGCATCGACAAAGAGGCAGGGATCATCCATGACGTCAAGATCCTCGGGCGCAAGTCGAAGAACGGCCGCGAGTACAGCGATCAGGCACTCTTGCAGGCTTCAAGGTTATACGAAGGGATTGACGTCAACTTGAGCCACCCCGGCAAGGGCGGCGGGAATGTTGATGAACACGGCAATGCCCCGGTTGAGCAGGGCTTCGGATGGCTGGCGTCAATCAAACTGAAGGACGACGGGGCTTATGGAGACCTGCACTATCTGAAATCGCATCCGAACGCCCCAATGGTGATCGAAGCTGCTGAACGCAATCCCAAGCGGTTCGGCATGAGCCACAACGCACGCGGGAACGTCAAGCGGTTCGGCAATCGTCAGGTTGTCGAGAGCATGATTTCGATCCGCAGCGTGGACATCGTTCAGAACCCCGCCACGACCAATAGCCTGTTCGAGAGCGAAGAGATCAAGGAACCGGGAGTGCCGATCCGCGAAGTGCTCCAAAAGCACGCCCCGGAACTGCTGGCGGTCTTGCTCGAAGACAACGCCCTGCTGCCGCCGGAGGTCATGGATGATGCGATGGCCCCAGCGAATCCCGGTGAAGACGCCGCAGCAACCGTCAAGGCCGCATGCGCCCAGATCCTCACCGCCATGCTCGACCTTCCCGGCAATGTGGCGGCGATGTGTACGCAACTGATTGCCGTCTGCCAGAAGGTGATTGCCGGGCAGCCTGAGCCGCAACCTGATCCGAATGCGGACCCGACCGCCGATCCGAACAAGCCAGTCGATCCCAACGCGCCGCCTGAACCGGGCAGCGACCCAAGCAAACCCGCGGCTGATTCGACCGCGGCTCAAGACCCTCAGGCCGCATCGAATCCGGCCGCCAATCCGTTTGAGAAAAGGAAAAAGAACATGGCCGAAAGCACGAAGCCCGCGAAGAGCGTCGAAGAGCGGCTTGCCCTGCTCGAATCGGAGAACAAGACTCTCCGCGAACAGGTCGAGTTCAGCTCGATGGAGAAGAAGTACACCGCCCTGCTCGTCGAGCATCACCGCGACGTTCTGTCGCACCGCCTCACCGCCCTGGCGAACGCCCCGGACGACGCCGTGCGGATGGAACTGATCGAAGACTGGCCGTCGAACAAGGAACCGGAACCGGCTCCCGAACCCCGTCGTCGCCCGTCGTTCTCGGCTCCGATCCGCGAATCGGCCAGCGAACGCGACCTCATCAAGTATCCCGAGAGCCACGACTCATTCGTGGAATCCCTGCGCTAATCGCGGCCGGTCCGCTTCAACCCATAACCGCGGCCTGCCCGCACAGGAGAAATGAAACATGCCCGCTCTCTTAAACCTTCCCCAGAGCGCTCTGCAGCGCAAACTGACGTTCGGCATTTCCGAAGATTTCATGGAGTTCGTATCCGGCGATATCTTCACGGATACTTCAGCCGACTCCGGCGCCGCCGTCGCCAATGTGGACCAAGCTGGCGGAGTCGTCACTCTGTCGTCGATCGCCATCGACAACAATGAGTGTTATCTGCTCTCTACGAAGGAACTGTTCCTGTTCGCAGCGAACAAGCCGATTCTGGCCTCCTGCTGTCTCGCCTTCGCACAGGGCAGTACGAATGCCATCAATGTCCAATTCGGACTTTGCAATGCAGTCGGCGCGAACAACATCGTTGACAACGGTGCCGGCCCGAAGACTAACGCTTCTGCGGTCATGTTCGAGTGCCGCGACGGGGAAACCCAGTGGCGTGCATTCAACTCACTCTCGACCACGCAGGTTTCGACGCTGCTCAGCGCGACGAACAGCCTCGACAAGACGGGCCATACCAGCGCCAGCGGTGCGACGACGTTCCAATGGCTCGACATCGAGGTGATTCCCTACAACGCGACCAACCAGAAGGTCAACTATTACATCAACGACGTGCTGGTGTACTCGTATGACATGGTTTACACGAGCGCGACCGAGATGGCTCTGTTCGTCGGTCTGAAACTCGGCAGTGCCACCATCGAGACCGTGTCCGTTGACTACCTTGGAGCCTGGCAGAAGCGGTAACTGAAAAACCAACCGGCTGCCGGACTTTGTAAGCCGCAGCATCACAGCCCACTTGAAAGGATTACTGAAATGAAGGCTAACAAACTGCGGCGGTCTTACGAGGCGGCCTGCAAGGATCGCAACCCCGACAAGTTCTACACGGACTTCAGCGAAGCCCTTCGCAAGAAGGAGATTCGCATGGACCAAGGGCAGTCGGACTATCGCATCCGCGATCTGTTCGAGAATTTCATCCCTGGCGGCAAGGAAATGGCCGACTCGTGGAACCCCGGTCAGGGCGAAGGGGGCATCAGTCTCGTCGAAGCTGGTGACGCGGTCAATACGACCGCCTTCAGCAATATCACCGGCCAGATCGTCTACAACGCGACGATGGACGCATTCATGTCCGAATCGTTCGTCTTCTCGGGGAAGGTCCGGACGATTCAGACCGACCTGTCGGGCGAAAAGATCGCCGGCGTGACCCGCATGGGCGACCGTGCCGAAGTCGTCGGGGAGGGACAGCCTTACCCGCACGTTGGAATCGGTGAAGATTACATCGAGACCCCGGTGACGACCAAGCGCGGATTCATCGTCCCGCTGACCAAGGAAGCCATCTTCTACGATCGGACCGGGCTGGTGATCCAGCGCTGTGCTGAAGTCGGGGAATTCCTCGGCCTCAACAAAGAAAAGCGGGTCATCGACTGCATCATTGACGAAAACGTGACCGCCCACCGCTACAAGTGGCGCGGGACTGTTTATGCGACTTACCAGACCACGAGCCCGTGGGACAACGTGACCGCCAGTGCGGCACTGGTGGACTGGACCGACATCGACGAAGCGGAGCAGACCCTTTCGTCGATCCTCGATCCGAACACCGGAGAGCCGATCATCAACATGCCCAGAGACTTGATTGTCACTCGGCAGTTGGTGTACACGGCCCGTTATATTATTCGGAATACGTCTGTTCGCATCGGCGACATTACCGCGGCTCCCGGCATCCAGGTGGAAGCCGCGAACCCGATTACGGCCGATTACAACATCCTGTCGAGCCAATTGCTCGCCGCACGGATGACGACAGACACGACCTATTACCTCGGCGATCTGCAGAAGGCGTTTGCCTACATGCAGAACTGGCCGCTGACCACGGTTCAGGCTCCGAACAACTCTTCGGACGAGTTCGAGCGTGACATCGTGATGCAGTGGAAGGCCAGCGAACGCGGCGCGACCGCAACGCTCGAACCCCGCGTCATCACCAAGTGTACCGTCTAGTAGTTTGGTTATAGCCCCCCATTTTTTTCTTTTAGCGAGATAACCCATGCCTGAAATTGCAAGTTTCGTGGCCTCCGGCAGGCCGCTGCGCCGCTTCCGCGTTTCCCTTCCTGGTGGAGGCAAGCCACAGACTGTGGCCGTCGAAGATCGCAAGCCGTTCACAAAGAAGATCATTCGTCACGTGGAGCATGTCAAGGAATTGGCCGACGGCAGGAAGCGGATCGAGTTCGTCCGAGAATCGATGGATCATCAGTACGACGTCAAGTCGGAAATGATCTGCGATGCGATTCGCGCTTACAACGATTTCGATCCCAAGAACCCCGCGAAGTCGATCAAGCAACTTGAGATTGAGGATCTTGGTCCGGTGCCATCCGAAGTCGTCGTCGATCCCGTGCAGACGCAGACTCCGGTGCTGCCGCGCTCGATGCGTCCGAAGTCGATGGAACCGGCCAAGTCTGAACAGGAGGCCGTCAAGTCGTAATGGCTACCGACATCGAAAACATGCAGACCGCCAGGTCGAACCTCTTGGCTGCGCTTGCGCTGCATGGTGCCAAGCGGAACTATTCGATTGACGGTCAGCAGGTTTCGAGCGGTGAACTGTGGGACCGTCTGGAAAAGCTGAATGCGGCTCTGGCCGGTATCCAGGGACCGATTGAGGTGATCGATCAGGCGGTGACATGAGCCTTCGAGACGATGTTGCGGACGACTGGGAGGACTTCGACGGCGAAGAGTCGTCCGTCACGCTCCATCAAGTTCGTCCTGATGGTCTTCAGAAGGTGAGCATCACAAATGCGATCAATGGGCCGCTCAGTCGGGCAGATGTTGGTGCGTTAGGGAGTGGGTTCACCGGCAAGGCTCGAACCTGGAGTATCAACGCCACCGAAGTCGGCGACGAGGGCGTTGAGATCAGAGACAAGATCGTAGCCGCTGGAGATGACCCGGATGTCTGGATTGTTCTCCAGGCAGACCTGGCGACGATGGACAGTCGATGGCGGTGCGTGTGTCAATTGCAGGAATAAACAGGCATGGCGACTGATGCGATCCTGTTTGACCTGCTCGATGAAGCGAGAACCATAATCCAGGCGCTCGACCTGCCGGAAATGCCGGCGGCGAATGTCCTGATTCAGAAGGTAGCGTCAAACGATGTTCGGGATCTGCCACAGGACAAATACCCCTGTGTGCTGATCGCACCTTATGCTGCGGAGACTTACGACACAAACGGGGCGATGAATATCCGGGACGACGTGGTTTATTCCGTCGGCGTCTGGATCATCGCCAGCGACAAGATAGAGGATGAACAGCCGGGAGCCGCACAGGAGAAGGACTTCCGGTTGTACATCAAATGGAGGCAGAGCATCCGACATGCGTTCCACGATCAGAACCCGGCCAGTCACTCCTGGGTGTCAACTGTGACGCCTCTGGATGTGGTTGACCGAACGTGGTGGCATGCTAAGGGCGTGTGGATTTCGGGCATGGTGGTCAAGTTCAAGTGCCGGGAGAACCGGGCGTGATTGAGGTCGATGTCAGCGAACTGGAAGCGGCTTACTCCGGCATCAACGATGCGCTGGAGAATGCCGACTATCGCCAGCCCATGAAAGAGGAAGTCGCCCCGGCACTGGCGAAGGCGCACGAGGCATACTTCAACGCCGAAGCAGGACCGGCAGGACCGTGGGCGCCGCTCGCACAGAGCACGATCAACGCCAAGGGTTTCGACACGATCCTGATTGAGAACGGCAACATGCGTTCCAGCCTCCTGTTCGAGGGGGCAGCGAACCATATCGAGGAAGTCAGCGAAGCGGGACTCACCTGGGGCACCAGCGACCCCAAGGCCGCGTTTCACATGGAAGGTACGCGGATCATGCCCGCCCGGCCATTTGTCGGCGTGACAGATCCACTGGCAGACGAGATTGCGGAAATCATCGGCAACGCGGCGCAGAAGATCGCAGTAGGCTCTTAAAGGAATTGAATCATGGCTGATGCAAGCTGCGGCATTCTGGCACACTTGGGAGTAGCCGTCCCCGGAACGGCAATCGCGTCTTATGCTCTCGGGTTCGAGTTCGTGTCAGAGAGCCTGAAGAAAACCGGGACGATCATTGACACGTCGGGCATGCGCGGGACTCGCTCGCACGCCAGCGAACGGACTGTGGCGGGGCCTTATACAGTCACCGGCCAGATTGTATTCGACGCCACGCCGACGCTGCTTGTCACCTGGCTGCCGTATATCTTGGGGGCCGATGCTTCAGGAACGACCTTTGCGCTGGCGGAAACCGTGTCGTACTTCGACATCTGCATTGACCGCGTTGCGAATCGGTTCGTCTATGCCAACTGCAAAGTCAGCAAGGCGACATTTACCAGCGTATCGGGGCAACCGTTGCGGCTGACTCTGGACATCATTGGCGAAACCGAAACAGTTTCGGCAACCGCCTTCCCGGCCATCACTGCCCCGACTGATCCGCCCTACGCCTTCCACCAGCTTGTCGCAACGCTGGTCAGTTCGGCGCGCATCATCAAGTCGATTGAAGTCTCTATCGACAATGGCTTGGAAGCCCGCGTGTCGAACAGCCAGAGCGTTACGTCGATCATGCCCACTGATCGTATCATCATGGTCAATGTCACGACCCCTTACACGTCAGTCGAAGCTGATCTATATGCCCAGACGCTTCTCGGCACAGCAGGAACGCTCGTCTGGACGAACGGCGGGCTCTCGACCACATTCACTTTCGGCAAACTCCAGGTGCCCGACAATAGCCCGGT